TCTTATATCTGACACATTTACTGCACTCACAACACCAAGCACAGCAAGATTAGTTATATTTGCAGAAATAGAGGATGATTTAAATACTGATATAAATGCATCAGTAACAAGAGATAATACTACATTTAACGCAGTTACATTAACAGATGAAGGGTATTCCACTGGGTCAAGTGGTGTTAAAATATTTTCTGGAAGTACAACTCTTACTGGGTCTGCAAGTCCTCAAGTTCAATTAAGATGGAAAATTGTTGGAAGTAACCAAGCTAATACAAACAAAATTCATGGTGTAGCTCTTCAATGGGCATAATATATATATTAGTATGAAAATATTTAAACAGAAATACAAAACCCCTTCAAAAAAAGAATTTCCTCCAATCATAACTTATCACGATAAAAGATATGGTGGTACAAAAGTTGATGAACAAGGTCGTTTCTATACAGTAGAAGATGAAACACAAAGACTATTTCGTTGGGAACGAATGATTCGTAAAAAAGAAAGAACTCAAGAACAAATAAAAACTTGGATTGCAATCAAAGAAGGAAGATATCATAAGAAAAATTACTATATGAGTAATAATACTAGTAAACAACATTTTCACTGGAACAAAATGCCAAAACCCAAAACTGGTGGTAAACTATCTAGAAGATTAGATGGTGGTTGGGTAGAAGAATATAAACCAGCAAAATCTACACGATTACATAAATGGTTGCAAGATGCAAAAGAGGGAAAAGTTTTTAACGGACAAAAACATAGAACTAAACAATGGTTAATAAAACCTACTAGTGCAGATGTTGACCAAATAAAAAACCCTATTGACATTGAAAAAAAATAAGTTATAATAATTGAAAGGTGAAAAATTATGAGTACATTTACAGACTCAGAGATTGATACTCTGGAACTTCCTAAAGAAGAAGAAAAAAAAGAAAAAATCCAAGAAAATATTATTGAACCAGATGATAAAAATATTGTTAAACTGGTCGGTAATAAAAACATAGTTTCTATATTAACATCACAATTTTTTGCAGAAAAAGAATGTGATGCAATAGTAAAAGAAACAGTCAAAGAATTATGGATAGATAGTTCTTTAAAAAAAGTAAGAAAAGCAACTCAACAATCTTTACCTATGAATGACAAAGGTTGGCCTTATACTAAAGTCTTAGAACTTGCACAACAAGCTAATGATAAAAACTTTAAGATGCAACTTGCTGGTTTCTATCAAGCAGACAATCCACAAATAGTTTGTTATAAGAACAAAGATTTCTATAATCATCATTTAGATATAGGAAACAACGCACCCTTTAGAAAATTAACTTTTATTATTCAATTATCTGATACCAAAGATTATGATGGTGGACATATTGAATTAATGAATATGACTACGGATAATAAATTATTTAGACAAAAAGGTCAAATAATTATATTCCCATCTTTTGTTCCTTGGCGTGTTACTAAAGTTACAAAGGGTGTAAGAAATTCTATTGAGGGTTGGTTACACGGCCCAAGTTATGTATAATGAATTACGAAGAGTTTGCAAGTAAAATACCTTTAAATGATAGGGGAAAAGTTCGTGGCGAGATATGGTTTCCCACTTTATTTCATTTTATTGACCTTTTAAATTATGAAGAAAGAAATAAGAAATGGTTAAAACATATTTACAAATGGAGAGATGACGATAACAGAGGTATTGTTCGTTCTAACTCAAGAGGTTGGCACAGTGCAGTAGATATGCATACTAGAGAAGAGTATGTTGATATGGGTAAAGAAGCACTAAAAGTTGGTCAACAAATACATGAAACTTTAGGTTTAAATCCAAAGACAGAACCAGTCATTGATAATATGTGGGCAAATGTTTCTCAATTTGGTGCTCATAATCGTAATCATACACACCCAGGCTCGCATTTTAGTTTCGTGTATTATTTACAATGTCCAGAAAAATGTGGACAAATATGGTTTAGTGACCCTAGAGCACAAGCAGTCGCAGTTCAACTTCCATATAATCCAGAAAAACCTAGAATAAGAGAAACACTTAATGAAGTATATTGGGCTCCAGTTCCAGGCAGATTGATTGTGTTCCCATCGTGGGCAGTACACGAAGTAGAACCTAATTTATCAGAACTAAAAGGTAAAAAAGGTTTAAGAGTTAGTGTTTCTGGTAATATGTCTTTTCACGCAAAAAAAAATGAAAAAATTTCAGAAGTAAGAACTGGACACGATGCAAAAGGGTTTTTAACTCTTGATGGAGTAGAAAAAAGAACATAATCTCTTTTTATTATAAATAATAATAAAAGGATTAGTTATGTCAGTACCTACTTCAAAGTCAACATTTAAAGAATATTGTTTAAGAGCATTAGGTAAAGGTGTCATTGATATCAATGTATCTGATGACCAAATAGATGATAGAGTAGATGAAGCTTTACAATATTTTTCAAAATACCATTATGATGGTATTGAAAGAGTATATCTAAAACATCAACTTACAACTGCTGAAATTGAAAGAATGAGAAGTAATGAGAGTGCAGTTACAGCAACCGATAAAGTTGATAGTTCAATTACAGCAGACTTTTTACAACAAGAAAACTATATACCTATTCCAGATAGTGTATTAGCAGTTGTAAAAGTATATCCAGTAACAGATAAATTAACTCAAAATTTATTTGATGTTCGTTATCAATTAAGACTAAATGATTTATATGATTTCAGTTCAACTTCAATTATTCACTATGAAATGACAATGAGGCATCTAGATTTTCTAGACCACATTCTTACTGGTGAATATCCAATAGATTTTAAAGAACATCAAAACAGATTATACATTCACGCAGACATGGAAAAAGATTTCAATAACGGTGATTTTCTTTTAATTGAATGTTATAGAAAATTAGACCCAACAGTTTACACAGATGTGTTTGATGATATGTATTTAAAAAGATATGCAACTGCATTAATTAAAAAACAATGGGGTGCTAACCTATCAAAATTTAATGGTGTTCAAATGTTAGGTGGAGTTACTATGAACGGTGAAACAATCTATCAACAAGCGTTAGATGAAATCACTAAGTTAGAAGAAGAAATGAAACTAGGATTTGAGTTACCAGTAAATTATATGGTAGGATAAGTTATGGCCGTCAATAAATTTTTTCACGACAGTAATAAGACTTCTATATCTGCCGAGAGAGACCTATATAAAAATCTAGTTAAGGAAGCTATCCAGATTCACGGACACGATGTCTATTATGTAAATAGAACATTTGTTAATGAAGATACTTTATTTGGTGAAGATACATCATCAACTTTTTCAGAATCACAACTTATAGAAATGTATGTAGAAAATGCAGAGGGTGGTCTTGAGGGTGAAAAAGAATTAGTATCAAAGTTTGGATTAGATATTAAAGATGAAGTTACCTTTGTCGTAAGTAAAGAAAGATTTCAAGACATAACAAAACAAGTTGTTTTAGAATCTGGCACTACTGAAACTTTTGGTGCAGTATTATTAGAAGACGGAACAACTACAAGTGAAAGTGCATATCTTGTAAATGAAGATGAATCCACTGATGCAGATAGACCTTTAGAAGGTGATTTAGTTTTTCATCCTATCATTAATAAAATGTTTGAAATAAGTTTTGTTGACCACGATGAACCTTTCTTTCAATTAGATAATAATCCAGTCTATAAATTAAAATGTAGACTATTTGAATATGGTAGTGAGGGTATTGATACTGGTGTAAGTGCGATTGACCAAATAGAAACTGATAGTAGTTTAGATGCACTTTCTTACCAGTTTACATTAGAACAAACTGGAACATATACAGAAGAAATTGCATTAGAGGACAATGATTTATTATTATTAGACAGAACAGATGGTGGTGGTTCTGATGCTGGTGATAATCTAATTTCTGAAACACAGTTTGGTGCAAGTTCTATACTACTTGAAACTGCTGATACTTTCTATATTACAGTCAAAGATGAAACTGGTGCATTTGAAGAAGATGAAGTTATCACTGGTGCAAACGGTGGACAAGCTTACATTAGGTTAATAAATAGTAACACATTCCATTTTGAATATATAACTGGAACATTTGCAAAAGATGAAGTTATTACTAGTAGAAACAATGGGTTTACTGCAACAATAACTGAAATAAAAGAAGAAAATCATTATCTAATCAATGAAGAATATAATGTAGATACCATTGATGAAAAATCTCAGATTGAAGATTTTGAAAACTTAGATAATACAATATTAGACTTTAGTGAATCAAATCCATTTGGTGACGCTGGGAAGGAATCATAATGTTAGGACAACAATTTTATCACGAAACGATTAGAAAAATCATAGTATCATTCGGTACTATTTTTAATAATATACAGATTGTCAGAAAAAATAGTTCTGGTAATATTACACAATCTATGAAAGTTCCACTTGCATATGGGCCTAAACAAAAGTTTCTCACACGAATTAGAGAAGATGCAAGTATTAGTAAAACAACTGCGATTACTTTACCTAGAATTGCATTTGAAATACAAACACTTTCTTACGATACAACTAGAAAATTAAATCGTGTTACAAAGATTAGAAAGACAAGTGCAAAAGGTTCTGGTAAATTAGAAACACAATATATGCCTGTACCTTATAATGTTGATTTACAATTATTTGTTATGGCAAAAAGTGGTGATGATGCGTTACAAATCATAGAACAAATATTACCTTTCTTTCAACCAGAATATACAATTACAGTTAATGATAATTTAGATATGAAACAAAAAAGAGATGTTCCTATTGTATTAACTGGTATAGATTACGAAGATAATTATGAAGGTGATTTCACAACAAGACGAGCAATCATTTATACATTATCTTTTACTGCAAAATTTTATTTGTATGGGCCTGTTACTTCACAGTCTGTTATCAAATCAGTTCAAGTTGACCAGTTTACAGATTTACCAGACAAATCACCTAAGAGAGAACAAAGATATAGTGTCACACCAGAACCAGTATCTGCTGAGTTTGACGACAACTTTGGATTCAATGAAACAACATCTTTCTTTCAAGATGCAAAAGACTATAATCCAGAAACTGGACAAGATGAATAAATAAGAGTAGGAGAGAAAAGTGCCGATAAGAACATTACCAAGTAGAGCTATTGCAGATGCATCAATACAAGCCGTTGATATTGCAAGTAATAGTATATCAAAAGCAAAAATAGATGCAGACACACGACTAGGTTTACAGAACGATTCAATTATATTAGATGGAACAGATGGTGCTGGTGCAAACAAAGGTGATTTTTTAGTATTAGATGGAACAGATAATTCTAGTACAAATGCAAATGATAGAATATTTTTTGACGAAACTTTTGTAGATAAAATTGGATTGTTTAACATTAATACTTTAGGTTCTGGTGGTCAAGCAGTCAAAGTAAATACTGGTGGAACTGGACTTGAATTTGGTGCAGCTGGTGGATTAGTTTTACTAGAAACAAAAACTGTTGCTTCTGGTTCTGCTACAACACAACCTTTTCATTTTCAAAACATATTCACTTCTACATACAGAAACTATAAAGTAATATACAATGTAAAAGAAACAGAAAGTTCAGCAAATGCTTCTAATGCTGGTTTAATTGTAAGATTAGGTAACGCTGGTACATTATCAACTGGTACATCATCAACTTGTAACCATTCATTAATGTATGTTGCTGGAGACTCAGCCAATGACTCTGTTGTGTATGGTGATGCTGATGATATATTTGTATTGTGTCAAAACTTTACTAGTAATGAAGATATGACTACATCTGGAGAATGTACTTTTATGAATATGTTAGATACAGATTTTCAAGGTAGTTGTATTTCTAGTACAATGATGCACGGAACTACAAATGCATATTATTATGAACACGGTATGAATATGATTATAAACAAAGCAACAACCTTTACTGATATATCTTTTGAAATAAAAGTTACTGCTGGTGGCAGTGGTGGTAATTTTGATTACTCCACAACTGGGTATAATGTTTTTGGTGAAGTAAAAGTATATGGAATAATTTAATGTCTAAATTTAATGATTTATTAGATGAAAAAATTGATAGGTGAACAAATTATGAAGGTTGAAGATAAACCAAAAACTGTTGTCAAAACAAATAATGAAGGTAATGATTTTGAATATCAAAGACAAAATTTTTATTCATTAGTTGAAAAAGGACAAGATGCAATAGAAGGTATATTAGACCTTGCAAGAGAAAGTGAACACCCTAGAACATATGAAGTTGCCGGACAACTTATAAAAAATGTTGCAGAGGTCACAGAGAAACTTGGTGATTTACATTTAAAGATGCAAAAATTAAAAGAGTTACCAGACAAAGGACCAAAAAATGTAACTAATGCATTGTTTGTTGGTTCTACAACAGAATTACAAAAAATGTTAAAAAACAATGGGAGTAAGTAATGGGTGAAACTAAAGTCAATAATAACATGATACAAGATGGTGCGATTGATTCAAGTAAACTTGCACCTAATTCTATATCATCTGCAAATATTACTGATAGTAGTTTAGTAAACGCAGACATATCTCCTACTGCAGCTATCACAGTATCAAAACTTAGCACGCCTGGAAGTGCATCAGATTTTTTAAGAGGCGATGGTTCTTTTGCTTCAGTAGATACGGCTGCAATAGACACAAACGCATTTAACATTGGCCTTCTTGGTTTTAAGATGGCAGTCAATGATGGTTTAACAATTTTTAATTTAGTAGATGGTGTCGTGGATGAATTTAATGACCAATCTGGAGTGGACACAGCAGAAAATGTAGGTATGAATTACGATAGTGAATCAGATTTTTATCAAGGTGGAAATGCTACTATTACGAGTCCACCAACTCAAGGTATAACTGCATTTACATCTGTTGGCCCACACACATACAATGTTGAACCTGGCACTACCAGTGTTAATGTTTTAATCGTTGGAGGTGGCGGTGGTGGTGGCGCTGGTGGATATAATGGTACTAAAGGTGGCGGCGGTGGTGCTGGTGGTCTAATTTACTATCCAAATTATCCAGTAACGCCTGGTGGTACAGTTGCAGTAACAGTTGGTGCTGGTGGTGAAGGTGCTGGGTATAATCCTCCAGCGCCTGGTTCAACACCTTACACTCCTACTGCAAGACCAGATGGTCGTGTAGGAACTGGTGAATTTGGTGGTTATGAACATCCACAATATACTTATCCAATGGCACACACATATTATTCGCCTGGACAGACTGGAAACGATTCGTCTTTCGGGCCTCTCATAGGTGAAGGTGGAGGTGCTGGAGGTGGTTGGTTAACTAGTGGTTCACATCCATATATGGGTGGTGTATCTGGTGAAACTTA